ATCTAACTTCCAATACCACTCGTTATTACAGCTGATTACCGATTCTGGGAAGCCTACCTCTACGTATAGTGATGCGCGCACGCTTCGGGCTCTGATGTATCCATGAAGAGACAACTATTATCTCTACAAGAACTCTATCGGTTGATCAGACCGTAACGGATTCGAACCGTCTTCGAGGTCACACGGACCCCTATCTTCCAGAGACCAGCCTCGAGAACTGGCTATAGAGTTCATGAAGAGACAACTATTACGTTGTCCTTCTACCCTGCTGAAACCACCTATCGGTCATTTGACCTTAGTACTAGTCAGGGGCTGTTCTTATACACTCGGAACAGCATCGATTATTAATATACCAAATTTACAAAACTAAATCAACTAAAAAAAGACCATTAAAAAAGCGGCTCTAGTTTCCTAGGCCGCCCAGCGAGATTAGATTATACCTATCTAATTTACACTGAGCGCCCCCTATCCTCTGACCATACGCCAGCGTTCGGAGCAATCTGTCCGTTACTAGGAAGGCGATATGTGTGTTTCATACACGATAGAGTTTGCATTTAATGATCCCAATTGTAGTAATAAAGAGAGATAGACTCCCTCTACACTTATATATGAAAATTTCATTTACAGAGTGTCAGAATTTGTAAATTTCTTCCAAATCCGACAAAGTTTTTTTACCACACTCTGTAAACAAGATACCTTGTTTCCAAACCCAATGTTCAATATCTTGAGCATGAGTAAAATTCTCTTCTTGCGTCATCCAGCGGAGAGCTGTGAGCTCATCAACACCACAACGCATCACAAGACCAAGTTGCTTAATGAAATAATCAACAGCCAATTGTTCGCGAATCTTTTCAGCGCTCAATTCACTATCAATCTTCTCAATAAGATAATCCCATTCCATCTGACGACCTTCATCCGTCAAACCATAATCCCACATGTCCATATAGTCTTTCGAAGGACGAAAGCCATAGGCATCTTTGTGAAGATCTGAAACAAGATTAACATCAAACGTATACATCACTTTCTCCATCTCTCATATTATTAATATACGGTATTTTGAAAATAATGTCAACCGGAAATATAGGGGAGAGCCGTGACCCTCCCCTTTATATGATATTATTCGGCGCCGCCGATGAACTTACGAACAGGAGCCGTAAGAGACTTCACATACTCAGCTGCATCATCATTGAGTTGATCAATGACAGGCTGCAATTCAGCGCGCTTAGCTAGACGAGCTTCTTCACGATGAGATTCAGACACACGCTTCATGGTCTCAAGATTCTTGGCCTTGATACCTACATCCTTGAGCATCTTAGTAGCAGATACTTCCTTAGCCTTTACCTTAGCAGCCTTTACTGCCTTAGGAACATCTCCCTTGGCAAGCTTCTTATTAGCATTAAAGATATAGACATAAGCATTTTGCTTAGGAACACCAAGCTCTTTCACAACCAAAGCAACCAAATCCTTCTTAACCATGTTAGGATTAGACTTGATCAATTCAGCAACCATTGCAATCTTACCAGCCATGAACATTTCTCCTTTGTTTGTTTCAATGACATTTCTTATTATAACGAAGATTTAAATAAATGCAACCCGTAATTTTACTGCCCGAGCCCATTTGTTTGTCTCTTCATTATATTAATAATATACCCTATATTTTAAATAATGGCACGCGGTTTTTTCATAAAAAAATTCTGCAATGAAATCAACGAGTTAGGCCTGGGGTGGCTAACCTATTGAAATCATTACAGAATTTTTTAATAAAACCTGTTGATTTTATTAAGATTTTATGATATAATATAGAATTATAGCTGTATATTAGGATTTTCTAATATAAACAATCTCTAATGTAGGGATTTCTTATATTTGGTAAAATCTATTACATTTTCATTAGAAACTTCTAATATAGGGTCATCAGCATATTCTTTGAGTCTAAACACTCTATTTTCTTGACCTTCAGGTAATTCTTGGCCAAGTAGTTGCCAGATCTCAGATTCATAAATTACTGATCTTCCAGATTGCAATTGAGATGCAAAATAAGATAGTATCACATCAGCAACCCATTCAGCATATTCCTCGTCTTCATCGATCATCAAATTCATCTTCTTCTATTGATTTGATAAAGAATGCACTGGCTATAATTAAAAATAATGTAACACCTAAAACAATTATAATCATACTAGTAACTCACTAAATCGTGACTTCTTATCATTATCTAATGTCTGCCCTGCCTTTGTTCTATTAAACACAGGAGTATCATCAATAATATTATTTTGTGCTGATTGTTCAAGATTAAACAATCTCATCTTTGCTCTATCAATACCTACTACAAATTTCTTATTAATAGTAGGATCATTATAACGATTCTTCAATTGCTTGACCATAATCTGATTAAGGTTTTCAAGTTCCTCTGTGCTAATCAAAGCAAACATCAAATCCGCAGTAGCAGGTAGGCCAAAGGATTCAGAAGTATCTGTAAGTTCAACGTCGGAATTGCCATAACCACTTCTGGTAGTTTGTGTAGCAGATATAACAGGAACATTAAACTCAACGGCAAGACCACGTAGTTCCTCAGCAATAGCCTTGACATATGTGTACGAGTTAACATTAGAACCAGTACGTATTCTGCTACTACAACATATGTTAAGATAATCAATGTATATGACATCGGGAGTAAAATTGCGCTTAATTCTAAGTTCATTAATCAAATGCCTAAAATGTGAAGATCCAGCAGATGCGGTTGGATATTCTTTAACGATCAATTTACCTACAGTTTTTTCCTTAATACGATTAATCTTCTTATCGTATACATCTTTAGGAAGTATTGCTAGTTCATCTACCGTTACGTTGAGTAGGTTAGCATCAATGCGTTCAGCAATTTTCTCTTCTGACATTTCCATTGTGATATATAGAACGTTTTTACCGCTTACAAGATTGTGAGAAGCACAATGACACATAAACAAAGACTTACCAACACCAGTGCCGGCCAAAGCGATGTTGAGAGTCTTACGGACCAAGCCGCCTTTCGTAATCGAATTAAAGAAGTCCAAGTCGAAGGGAATATGTTCTTCCCTGCGATGATAGAAATCATATCGATTATCGCTATTAAGGAAATAGTCATGACCCACACTAACATCAAAGCTGACCCCCAAAGCATCGCTGAGAAGATTGGGGATTGCGCCAGTGCTGGAGTTTCCGGACTTGTCGTCAAGGATTTTAATTGATGCCATGATGGCATTGTAGATAGCTTTTTCTTGACAAAACTTTTCAGTGCTATCCAATAACCATTTAATGTCTGTATTTTCAATTTGTAAATCCTCAATAAGACGTTTAGAGTCTTTGAACGTAGTTTCTGATAAACCTTCTTTATTGTTCAATTCAAGAAACAATACTTCTTTTGTGGGTGTATTGTTATATTTTTGAACATAATCGGAAATTAGTCTATATACAACTTTATCCTGTTGATTTTGAAAATACTCATCTCTAAGAAAGGGAAGAGTCTTACGAGCAAAAGCTTCATTGTAAACTAAATGTGATAGTATCGTCTTTTCAATCATTTATTAAAACTTTCAATAACAGCTTTTCTACCTTCACTGTTATATTGATTATCAAATATAAGAATGGTTTTGCGTAGCATGCCAACAGCAAGTAACAACAGATCATTCTGATCATCACACATCATGATCTGTGTTTCTATTGGAAGCATGAGACGTTCTATACGTCTCTCCATCTTCTCATTATTCGTCATCGTCAACTTCGTCTGAATCTTGTTGAATCAATGAACCACCAACAAGAGTGTATTTACTCTTAATGAAATTGGCGAAGTCAGTCTTGGAAAATACTTCTTTCCACACTGCACCATTATCTTCAATATCAGCAGCACGCATCTTATTGCCAACTACTTCACCCGTAGCGCGGTCAACCAATTGATACCAACCATTAGAAGGCTTAACAACATAGCCGCCCTCAATAGCCAAATCAAGTAATCCGGACCACTTTTTAATCCCACCTTCATAGCTAACCGTGATAGGAATCTTTGACTTTTCTTTAACATATCGTGACTTCTCTACATTGATGATGAAGTGATAACCAGCAATACCATCTGAGTCCTTATCTTGTTGACGACCAAGAATCCAAATTGTATCAGCTGAATAGTAGATACCAGTACCACCACCAACAATAGCCTTAGGGAACATTCCAATTTCCATATAGGTATGATTAACAACAATAAGAGGAATGTCTTTAAGAGTAAGATGAGGAGTTACCATTCGGAACAATGACTTGAGAGACTTAGCACGAGACATGTCTGCAACAGACTTCTCGTTCATAGTATCTTCTACTTCTTTCTTAGAGGCAAGGTTACCAACAGAGTCAATGACCATAACAACTTTATCGTTACGACCAATCTCAGCCAATTGCTTCATGATATCAAACTTAAGTTGTTCAATATCAGTGATGGGTGTATGAATGACACGATCCATATCAATACCAAATGATTCAAAGTATCCTTGTGGTGTACCAAACTCTGAATCATAGAATAGAAGAACACTATCAGGATACTGTTTCATATAAGCCGATGCCATAAGGAGAGAAAAGGCAGACTTAAAATGCTTAGATGGTCCAGCCAATACTGTAAGTCCTGGTGTAAGGCCTCCATCTACACTACCTGATAGTGCAACGTTCACCATTGGAACGTTAGTAGTAATCATATCTTTCTTACCATAAATCTTTGATTCAGTAAGAAGAGATGTTTCTTGAATAGTTGAATTCTTAATAAGACGATTAGCAAGTGCAGACATAATGTTTCCTTGTGTAATTACGATTTAAGTATATTATCAAGCTTTTTAATAAATTCATCAATCTTTTTTTCTCGGTCAGGCCAAACAATATTTGGCTTATCCGGATTCCTTTTAAGATTGTTAAGTAAAGGCATAATCATTTTATACATTGTCTCAGCTTTATTTTGTGCTGCTGCTGCTTGTTGCTCTTTTTCATTTACAGCATCAGTAAGGTCGTCACTAAAATCAAAACCAAAATCAAAATCTGTGTCAAACTCTATAGGGTTCTTTGCCATTTTGTTTCCTTAATCGTTTTCGTACCATGTACGATTTGTTCGATCTAAATCATCTTTATCAAACTTATAAAGACCATTGTCATATGAATCGTCATATCTAATTTTTTTCACATCATATACTGTTTTATATTTTTTATAACCTATTTTAATTCTTTTAAAATTATAACACTCATATTCTGCATATGTTACAAAACCTTCTGTTTTAGTCCAAGTGGTTTCACTATATGGTAATTTCATATCCTTAGAAAAAGATCCTGTTCTGCATGTAATTCTACTGTAATATTCTTTTGCAGCTCTGAATGAATTTACTTCTGATATACCAGTGTATACAATTACTGTCATACAAAAAAATCCTCTAATGAAGCAGTCTTTTCCACTTGCCAACCAATTGCATCTAAAATTGTCTTAATAGGCTCTACGAAGGCTTTTTCAAATTGAGTATCGTAATCTATGTATTGTTCCATTCCCAATTGTCTTGGTAAAGTTCCAGGACACCCGAAAACATTTTCTCTTGTTGGATTAGGTAGTTTCATATAACAAAATTTAATTTTATCACCATCTTGAACAAGAGGAAATCTCTGATCTAATTTTTTACTCTTGAGCATAGCATTATACAAAAGAGCTGATCTCACGTGAATGGGCAATCCTTTTTGACCAAGATAATATTCTTTGGAATAAGTGGATTGGTTTTCTGTTACAGTATAACTAAGCTTAACACCACGAGGAAAAGCAATATCTTCAAAAGGTAAATTTGCAAAATCTTTCCTAAACTTCTGAATGAAATTGATTGTTTCCTCTTCCGTGTTATTCATAATAATTTTAATGCATTTTTTAATATTATCACGGCAAGAAGAAGGTGTAGAAGATCTGACAGCTTCAATGCCTTTAATCTTCAACTTAGGTTCACTATAAGAGACACCTTCATTGTTCCAAACATTCATGATGTAACGTTTCTTAGCCGTCCAGATTGCTTTATCTGCAATAGCTTCACGTTTCATTTTCATTTTTTGTGAGAAAGCATTAACATATCTGCTAAGTTGTTCAAAGCAGCCATCAATATAAGGTTCAAGTTTATCCTGACAGAATTTATCAACGATCTCGACTGTGTCTCTAGTTGACAATTTATCCGAAGCAATGTGAGAGACCAATTTGTCAAGCGTAATATACATAGAATCCGTATCGCAGGCAATGACATAATCAACTCCCTCTGTCTTCAATAGCTTATTCAGATACTTATTCATCTCACGTTCAATCCAGCGTGTTGCCAATTGACCTGAGAGTGTAATAGATTCAGCAAGCTTATCATCATACCATCTAAAGTATTCATTTGATAATGCACCGTAAACAGAATTAAGCTGATACTTTCTGGCAATCTGCATATTATGATTTTGTGCAATAGCTTTTTTATTTTCTTCAGACTTATCTAATTCATAAGCCTTCTCAGCTTCAATCATTTTCTTTTTATATGTTGAACGTTCCTTATAAAACCTATCCATCAATTCAGGAAGAAACCCCTCGCGGTCTTTATCAAACATACATCCTGTACCAGTGATAGTAAGATTTTGTGATTCTAATTGATTGCGAATAGAAGGCTCGTTGAAGGCACCGTCCACGATTCTTTTAACACCATCTTCACCATCAAGATAAGGAACCCGACCAGAATATGTTTCAGGTGAAATATTATATTGCATAATAATATGAGGATACAGGGAGTTCAAGTCAAAAGATACTACCCATTTATGCATACCAGTTTGAGGATCTTTAACATAACCTCCAATGATCCTTTCTTCTTTGTTGCCAACTTTCATTTGAGGAACAACAATTTTCTTATTCATAAGATAATTGTGAATAATTGTATCCCACATACGCACGGTAGTAAAGGTTTCTTGATAGTTAACCTTACCGTCATATGCAAGAGCAAATACTTGCTCAATCAATTTCAACTTATCATCAAGACGAGCAACGAGGTCAACGTCTCGGATGTTATACTCAATAAATTTCTGATAGTCTTTTAGATAAAGATCAAATAAAGAATCAAATTCGGAGTAATCCATTTTCTTTTCACCAAGCTCAGCATTAGCAATATGATTCAAAGAATATGATTCTTGCATTGTAAAAGTAAACTTCTTATACAATTGCATATAGTCTAGAATAGAAATACCTGCTGGGATATAGGTTTTCTGAGCATCACGTGTTCCAACAGTTACTTCGCGTTCTTGAAGAATGTCATAAGGTGATATTTTTTTTGACATTGCTTCACCAAGGATTCGACGGATGCGATTAACAATGTAAGGAATATCAAAGAACTCAACGTTCCACCCAGTAACAACATCAGGTGCAAATGCTTTAGAACGCCACACATCCAAGAACTTTAAAAGAAGTTCAGCTTCATCTTTACATTTAATATACTTTACCTTCTCATCTGTAGTTGTAAATTCACCACACCCAAGAACAACAAAGACATCATTCTTCTTCATTGTAATAGCAGTAATAGGTTTATTAGCAGTTGCAATATCAGGGAAACCTTGATCCGCTGCAACTTCGATATCGATATTAACTACAGAAATCAATTTAGGGTCATAATCAATTGTACCTGGATAATAGTCATTGATGAATGGATAGACATAGTTAGTCATGCCATGAATTTCAAATCCAGATGTGTCACTATAGCGTTTTACAAAGTCACGAGCTTCTGAAACAGAATCAAAATCAACACGATCAACAGGTGTTCCCTTGAGCGTTCGATATTCTGTAGCTGTTACACCTCTTGAGTTAACGAAAAGGTAAGGTTTGCAAGGTATAACTTGTTGGATACGTTGACCATTTTCATAGCCACGCAGGAAAATATCATTACGAATAAGGGAGACATTTGTATAAAACTTTGACATGGTTCACATAAAAAAATTGCAATCAATCTATAATATAGAACGATTGCATAATAAAAGCAAGAAAAAAGGGACCGTAGCCCCTTTAAATTATTTGTATGATGGGTTGTAGTGTTTAAAGGCTTCCTTCCAGAAAGATGAATAGAGTTCGTCACTCATCTTTGTCTGCATTGCCTTAAACGACTTACCATTCCAAAGTTGTTCTGTAATCTTTGCAAGTTCGCTGGTAATAACACCAACTGCACTCACAGTAGCCTTAACAGCTTCCTTAGTGTATGCAGTCTGTGCATCAACAAACCCATTAAGACTTTCAGCAATAACTGGATTAGTTACTACTGATTTTACTACAGCTTTCTTTGTACTTTGTACTGTATCAATGAATGTGTTAAGCTCTTCCATCATTTTGCTCCTGTATTGATGAAGACTAATTCGTCTACTGTATATGGCCACATACTTTTCTCCTTATGTATGTTTGAAAAACATGTGACCTATGACAGCTGTTACTAAAAGAGTTACAGCATCAATCATATGCGTGATCTTACTACGTCATAGATATTAGATCTATGGATACCAATATCTGCAAGATCTCTATCTGAAAGAGCACTAAGTTCACGAACAGTTTTTCTCAGCTTCGCTTGACGTTTAAGCCAGCGAGATACTTTTTTTCCTATAGATATCATATTACTTTGCTTTCTTATCTTCTGTTAAGAGTTGCTTTGTATCAGCAACTTTGCTCTCAGTGGCAGTATCAGTAATATCAATCTTCTTAGGCTTCTTTGAATCAGGAATGATGTTCTCAAGCCAAATCTTAAGCATGCCGTTTACAAGTTCAGCATTCTTAATTTCCACAGTGTCTGCAAGTGAGAACTTACGAGTGAATGCGCGATCAGCAATACCTTTATGAAGATAATCTACTTCGTTATCCTCACTACCAATTGCTGAGTTACCAGAAATAATTAATGAACCATCCTGGAAAGTCATATCAAGTTGATGCTTACCAAAACCAGCAACAGCCATTTCGATGACGTACTTATTCTCGTCAACTTTGGCAATATTGTATGGTGGATAGTTTGGGATTACTTTTGAGAGACTTTCGTTTGCTTCTTCAAATCTCTTGAGCATTGGTTCAAAACCAACGAAATATCTGTCAAAATTTGGCATATCAAAATACTTAGCAATATCTAAACGTGTCATATAGACCTCCTATTAAGCAAGGTTGAATGTAATGTGAATCCAAAAGGCATTCACATAAATATATATAATACCTATTTGTAATTATTGCACCGGAAAACGAATACCTGACATGAAAAATTTTGTTACACTCACGGAAAAAGCTAAGCAATATCTAATTAATGCTTGTGACCTTGAAAAGCGTGACACTATAAGACTGGAAGTAATAGGTGGCGGGTGTGCTGGGTTCAGTTACAAATATGATTTTTCTGATAAAACGGAGCCCTTAGACGTAATTGTCAATCTTGACGAATCTCATAAATTTGTCATTGACAACACAAGTCTAATATATGTGATTGGAACTGAAATAGATTATGAGCAGAAACTTGGAAGCAGTTCTTTGGTTATAAAAAATCCTAATGAAACTTCGTCATGTGGTTGTGGAAAGTCATTTAGCATATGAGGAAACATTATGATACCTACAGATCCAAAAGAAGCTGCGAACATTGGTAAGGCCTGGGGCGAGACTATTACAGATTCAGTATTTGGTTTTTCTGATGACATAAAAAAAGTAAAAGCTAAGAATCAGGTTATTAAAGCACGCAACGAATTAGTCAAAATAAATAATGAGATAGCGCGTAATAACAACCTTCTTCGTCAGCAGGCTATGAAAGAGTTAGCTGATGAACAAGAAAGAAAAAGAATGGCTATGATGTCTCCTGCACAAAAGGAGGCTTATAGAAAAGCAAAAGAAAGAGCAGCATTAGAAGAACGTAATAGACAAATTGATGTAGAAAATACTAAACAAATAATACTTGCATCTCTAATTGGCATAGTTGTTCTTTTTGCAATCGGTATGGGAATTTTATTTTACTTGAGACATTGATATGGAATTTTTTGTTAAATTATTAGCTGACGTTGGTTTTCCAATTGCAGCAGCGGGTGCAGCAGGATACTTTGTATTTAAGATGATGCAATTTATCTTAGGTACTGTTATTAAATCTATTAAAGGATTAGAAGCAATTATTTCTGGTCTAGATGCACGTGTTAGAGTTATTAATAATGAGATAGTGAAAACAGATAAACTTCTGTCTCAGATAATAGATGTTCCAACTGATCCAGAAATAAGTTCAAGATCTAACGATATGAGAACATTAGTAAGAACGGAAGATGGTGGAGAATCAGAAGACGAACTTCGTAATTGAAGTGAGAGTTTCTAAAATAAATGATAAGCGATATTATTCAATATATGATGCAAGTAAAAGAAGATTATTGTTACAAACAAAATATTTAAAAGAAGTGGAAGTGTTTACTAATGGATATGGACATAGGAGAACTAGTCAATAAGTACGGGTTTCCTATCATCGCAGCTGGTGGTATGGGATACTTTATTTACTTTATCTGGATGTGGACGACAACAGAAGTAAGTCCAGTTCTTGCAGATGCAAACAAAACACTTATTGGTCTCATTGACAGAGTTCGTAGATTAGATAATGATCTTATAAGACTCAATCAAAAATTAAAAATGACTGTAATATTAAAACAAAAAGCTGACTATAGTAAAGCTGATGTTAAGAAGTTTGATGCTGATATGGAAAAATCATCTGTTAAAAGGAGAGACTAATGAAAAACTTTATTATTTTAGGAACTCTATTATTTACAACATCTGCATTTGCTGGTAATAATATTCTTCCTTTAAGACCTGGTATTACAAATAATAATGTAATGTTTGGTACTGAAGTTATTCAAGTAGAAAAGAAGCCTATCCAAGTAGAGAAACTTAAAAAAGGTAAACCTACAAATAAACTAGAATCATCAGATGAGTTTCCATTGGTAGATGGTTACTTTGAAGGTCCGCTACCTGAAGTTATTTTTACCGGTGAACTTGAAGGGAGAGATGGAGAGGGTTCAAGTGTTGATGATATTACAGAAGTAGGTTTATTTCCACAACCTTATTATTACTGTATTGACTGTAACAATACATCAGAGTAATTACTTACTAGTTGCTCTGTAAACCCCATCAAAACCTTTAGGTGGGTTCTTTTCAATGCGCTCGAGCATCATATCATAGTAGTGCTCGAGCTTTCCATTAAATAATTTCTTACATTCCTTAGCATATGTTCTCGCTCTGTTCCAATCACCTTCATAGTAGAATGATAAGAATCTGATGTGATTCTTTTCGTGGCTCTTTGCCCAATCTGCATCATCTATCAAAGTAAAGATCTTTACACCTTCTTTTTTACCTTTGACAGCAATACAATCAAGTTCAACTACATTATATGTTGATTTTACCTGACGAGCTGTTTCTGGTCCGAGGATGATTTGTACTCCATAGTTCTTTGATTGTCCTTCAAGTCTTGAGGCCAAATTAACATTATCCCCAAGGCAAGTATAATCAAAACGTTGTACACTACCCATGTTTCCCACAACAACATTACCAGTATTGATACCCAATCCCATACCGAACGGCGGTACTCCTTCTTTGGCGATCTCATCATTAAACTCCTTCAATTTATCTAACATCTTCACAGCAGCATCGACAGCATGCTTAGCATGATTAGAATCATCTAGTGGTGCATTCCAAAACGCCATTTGTGCATCACCAATATACTTATCAAGTGTACCATTAGACTCAAGAATAGATTGAGTCATTGCAGTCATATAACGATTCATTATTTTAGTGAGACCCTGAACGTCAGTGCCGTAATGTTCAGAGATAGAAGTAAAACCACGAACGTCGGTAAACATAATAGACAACTCTCTTGTCTCACCACCTAGCTGAAGTAGTTCTGGATTCTTCTGAAGCTTTTCTACCATGGCAGGAGACAAATATGTTCCAAATTGTTTCTTGATTTGTAGCTTCTGTAGATACTCAGATATCATTTTCTGAGCAACAATCATAAAGTAAATTAGTGAACCAGCTAATAGTATATAAGAAGAATCCCAAAGCTGGTTATAAGTTGTAAACAGATAGCTTTGTGTGTATGCCACCGCAGGAAATAAAATTACATAAACAGGAACTGTCCAGAGTACTGGTAGTCTTGTTACTACCAATATAATAAGAAGACCTAATAGTGCAAACGTTAATAGCTCTACAGTAGGTGCAATTACAATACGTTCTGGTGTTGTTCCTGCAAACACAGATAGTAATGCTTGTGCTTGTAGATCTTGAACAAATTGTTCACCGTGTGGTGTTGCAACTACGGTTGACACACCAGAAGCAGACACACCTAATATTACTAATTTACCTTCAACGTCTTCTTGTTTAACATCTAAAAAATCTACATGCTTAAAACGGCTAGAAGGGTCAAGCCAGATACGAGCATTAGCATCAGTATTAATAGTCTTAAACTGTGGAATGCGTACAGCCTCGATACCTGCTTCTCCAGTTTTAATTTGGAAGGATGGGTCATCTGTTAATGTCCTAATAATTTCTAATGGCAGTGAAGGATATAATTGATCGCCAATTCTGACTACCATTGGCATACGACGAATAACACCATCTATCTCTGGTGTTGATGCAATAGTGCCAACACCCGCAGCATTATCAGCAAATTGCTTTAACGGAGCAACAGCACCAGGCCAGCTAAAAGTATAGGGGAGAGGGTCAGCACCAATGGCAGAAAATCCTCTCCTAACAGCATCAGGTCGTTGGGTTTGGTTGGTAGGAACTTGCGCAAGTACGATACCGCCTGATCCCACAGATTTTGCAAATTCATTATCGTGTCCGCTCCTATCGGGTTCAGAAAAGAGAATTGGAAATACAATAACACCTGCTTGATAATGACGAAGACGTTCAATCATATCAGCAAACTCTTTACGATCAATAGGCCATTGTCCTAACTTCTCAAGAGTCTTATCTGATACGTCTACAATTACAATATCTTCGTTTGTTGTTATCTCTTTACTTCGTAATGTGTAATCAATAGACTTCAATTCCAGTATTTGAACTGGATATGGATTCCACACTTTAAGTGCTGCTAAAGCACATAATACGATAAAAGAGATAAGAAAATTTTTCATTGTGTCTGGTTCACTATCAATGGATATGGATTACAAGATGATATACCGCAATACTGTTGTATAGAATAAGAAAGGTTTGAGGAACTATTTTGAGTTACTGATATATTATAGTTATTAAAATTACCGTAAAGTTCTATATTAGAACTATGACTTCCACCACCTTCTTGATCTATAGAAACAGTACTGTTATTTAGGTTAGTTGCTAAAAAGGTAGAAGTAGGATCGCCAATCTGTGTAGCTGTAATAGCATTACTGTTTCCGGTGAGATTTATAATATTGCTTCCAGCATAGCAAGGTGTAGATAGTAGAAGAAATAATAGTATTTTTTTCATAGTGATTGCTTAATTGTTATTGAGGTTGAACCTGCGCTATTTACTATCTGTTTAATTGAAATTGCATCCTGAGTTAAATTATAAGACACAGTATGGGTATCTGCAACATTTAATTCAGCATAATGATTTACATCTTCTCTATATAAAACAACATTACTCATATCATCTACGAAGAACTTAAGGCCTGCAGTTTTATTATATTTGTTATAATTAGGAAGAAGTGAATTAAACTCTTCTAATTCACTTTGTAAAAATTGTGAACTTTGAGCATCTAATACGTTAATCATAAAATCATTATCTAAAAAATTTATATCTAATCTATTATTAATAAGATAATCTTTATTAAGTTCATCATAGGCAAGAAAATCAACATTAAGAAAATCTTGATCAAGAAAATTTTTAGTAATTGTAGTGTCTTCTTCTTTCTTTTTTAATTCTCTTGGTGGTGTCACAATCAATAGATTGTTAATTTGGTTTTCACTAAGTTCCAATAATACCGGTTTAGTTGGTAATTTACCTCTAGTATCCACTGATGTTGCCTGAAAGGGTTTAGTTAACCATACCTCACCTGCATCAGTCATTACTACAATTTGCCCTGTAATACAATCTTTTTCAACATCTTGAAACCCGGTGGGACAAGAAGGTAAAAGAATAATAGTACTACGACCAAGCTCATCAACAGTTGACGTAAAATCGGTACCTCTAACACCAATCGTAGCAGACGGCGTCTCAACTTTAACTTGTTGTGGGTCATTCTTTGCAATCTGTCCTGATGTATACTTTACTGTACCCAAGGCAATCTTAACAGCTAGTTTACCAGCACCTTTGTTTGGATCATAAACGAAATTATCTATCACGAGCTTGCTTTGCTCGGTGATATGAACTTGCGTTTGATCTTCAAAAGTAATACCTGCCTTTGCATTAGCAGTAGTGACAGTATCATCCATCTCTACTTTAGCGCTAAGTTCGGAAGGTATTACTTCTTTATTTCTCTTTATTTCAGTAGGACCAGTCTGTTCCGTAACTGTACCTATTGCAGCATTAGTAGTTGCTGTTAATAGACATAGTGTTACCAGAGCCAGTAATAGTCGCTGTAACGCTGCTATCAACTCCACCACCTTGATCAATGTTAACTGTATTAGTTGCACCAAGTATAGTCAACGATGCATCGTGACCATTTGTTCCTGCGGCACCTGTTTGTCTAATTTGTACTGTGTTGCCGTTACCACCAGAAATGTCAACTGCTGATTGTGCACCTGATATTGCTGTAGTATCGTTATTGATAGTCACTGTATTATTATCTGATTGTATATTAATTGTAGATGTGCTAGCCTGTGTATCAAAATTACGACTAATAATATTACCAGTACCATAGACTGTATCTGTCATTGTAATTGCAGAACAAGTAACACACAGTAAACTTAAATCATTATAGTTACCTGTAAAAGAAAATGACAATGTGTTATTGTCTCCATCTACAGAGACAGCAGCTGTGTTATTATTACCTATTTGATCTATTGTGACGGCGTTTGAATTACCATTTAAAATCGCGTGATTAGTTGCGTCACCAATGCTGTTGCCCAAACCGGTTTGTGTAAAATTGATAGTAGAACTGTTACCAATTTGATCAACAATAATTAAATTACTTGCAGCATTTGCATATTGAAACATAACCAAGAATGACAAAGCAGCTGTCAATCTTGCTAGTAGTTTCATTGTTACCTCTCTTCTGGTTTATACTTCCATAAATTTTTTCTAATTCCCTCACGAACCATTTGTACTACAGCTTCTTCAATAGCAATACGAACTGCATATGTTGTTGGTTCGTTAATATTATTACCCGCTTCAAACTCTACTGTAGTAGTATTCTGGTCTACAAACTTTAACAAATTTCCATTAGTACCTGTGCTAAGAATAGTCTTAGATACTCCTGTCGATAATAAAATCTCACCTGTATTAATGGAAACTAATCTCAATACAACGGTCACTTCATCTTTACGGTATTGTTGTGATGCTCCTATTCCTAATAAACGTGCACCAGCACCTCCAGATGAAACATTACTATCATATCCTACCACACCACCTTCAATCATAATACCTGCAACGATTAGAGGTTGTAGTGGTTTTGCTTCTTTACCTTCGTATACTTCTCTTTGACTCTTAATAAGTTGTCTTTCTTTAACTAGATTATCTAAGTTAACTCTCTCAACAACTTTAAACCATGTACCACCACCAGCATCTTGCAATGCCTTGATCATGAATACTTCTGAACCTTGTGATACTGCAGTGCTGAGATCAGCAAAGCGATCATTAGGTTTTCTTTGTCCAGTTAGATCACCAAACTTGTAAACAGCAACAGGTACTTGCGGTCCATCGGGTGGTATTAAATTAACTAAATCATTTTGTCTTTTTTTATAAATTGGTGTTGGTTGTTCTGTTTTTAATTCATCCCTATAATCTTTAGGAACCGAATTACACCCAGCCAAAACCAATGTAAGTGCTAAAATAATATATTTCATATTGCAAGACTTCCCAAAGGAACTGTTATGTCAGTTGTCATTCCACCAGCATCTGTTATAATTAAATGGATACCATCTGCTGTAGATTCCCAAAAAATATTAGAACCAGCAACATCAAAATTACCTGTTGTCAACCCCTGGTCAGAAAATAATTGCTCTGCAATCTTCTGAGAAATAGTAGCGTATATTCTGCTCTCAAGGTTATTTAAAAACTTGGCTAGATTAGTATTCTTTGCATCTGCTGCAGCTTTAGCAGCAGCAGCTTTCTGATCCTCTATAATTTTCATCTTACGAGTATACTCTTGGTTCTCTATCGTAAGAACATGTGAAGACCATCCTTCACCCGAGAATGAAGGATTATTAAATTTGAATACCATCTCGGATGCAGCTGCTGGTGATATTATCAAAAAACCAGCCAAAACATATCTAACCATAAATACCTCCGTAATATTTATAATTTTCAATGTGAAAATTTGATGAATTTAATTGATGGAGATAATATAATGGCTAAATTAGATGATATTTCGGCAAAAGACGTAGCTGAAGCTCGTTCACTTCATTCAGAATTAGTAAAGAGTGGCGATGCAACAGCACGCCATTTTATCTATTGGTATTCGTGGTTTTGGGCTCTAAGTTCTACTGTATATTTCTTTTGTGTAACATTTGTACCACTTCCTGAAGGTGGTCAGAATTTTGCTAACATTATTCTAGGTTTCTTACTTGGTACAGCTGTTGCTACCATAATTGGTTTCTTTTATGGCAATAGCGATAACGGAGCTTAACAATGGCAACTAAGACTTTAGAAAAAGGTTCTAAGTATAACCAATTTGACGTTGATGGTGATGGTACAGTTACTGATGATGAAATGAATAAAGCACAAGCCATGATTGATGCTGAAAATAAAGACAAAAAAGAAGACCAGCTTCGTTCCATGGCATGGGTTGCTATGGGAAGCATGGTCATCTTTACTTTAGCTTTATTTACACCACTTGTCGGAATAGATAGGCTCGCTGCATTAGATAATCTATTACAGATGTTCTATATTGCACAAGCAGGTGTTGTAGCTACATTTTTTGGTGCTAATGCCTATATGAGCAAGTGATTATAGATCACCTGGTCTAGACATTGGATCAATCCCTGGTTTCTTATCGTCAGATGTAACAATATAATTGACGGTGGAAATCAGGGATTTCTTTTTCTCAATATCCCATTCTTTAAGATAATCATTTTCTTTATCAAAAAGAACTAGATAATCATCTTCTGTGATCTCAGAAACACGAGAGATTGTTTCGCCAAGCCATTCTTGACTAAACTCTTTTGCTTCTTCCATTGTTACTGTATCTTTAGCATCATCTTCGTTTTCACAACGAACAACATAAGAAGTACGGTAAGAAGAGACAGCGTCAACCAGAAAGAGTTTCATTTGCTTTTCTTTCTAACTGTTCGTGTTTTGCTACTACCATCCAACCAGCAAATGCTGTAATACACATACCAAGTTGACCCCAGTTTTGTGTTAATGTACTAAGTACTGCAGTTGCAATAATAGAAATTAAAATTACAAATGTAAAATAATGTGATGTTTTCATTACGCGGCCCTCACTTTAAAATTGTGAAATTTACCATCGCGGTTTAATTTAGAGACTGCTTCAATCCAAGACTTTGCATCTTTTTCAGAAACAAAATGTAACTTATCTGTAACAGTAAGACCGTTACAAACACCTTTGGTTAATGTCTTATCAAACTCAACAATATATTTGTATTGGCCTGGATATGTTGACATTGAAGCCTCCTCTTGTTGCGTATATTATATATTATCATGAATCAATAAAAAAAGCCACCGATTTCTCGATGGCTAATTTTATTTTATGGTGGTAGGCGCGGCCCGATTCGAACGGACACTAGAGCTCTTATGAGGAGCTGGTACTAACCATTATACGACACGCCCATTCTTTTTCTTGCCCAAGCAGCCTTAACAGCTTCTTTGTGTTTGTCACTTTTAGGTTTACCTTTAAGTGCTAAACCACCTTTTCTACCATTTTCAGAAAGTTGTTCTTTTGTTTGAGCATGATATCCTTTTTTTTGTTCGTATGAAGCTTTGCCAGCGATGCGACATAAGGCAACTAAACCTTTATGTGCATTTTCAGGAGTGAATCCACCTACACCGCCTTGTTTCATATTATAATTTGATTCTTCAAAATAATTAGAGGTAAGATCTTTTTCTAACGAATAAGCTTCTTCTTTAGTTTGAGTAACCAAAAGTATTTCTTTGGTAAAATTTTCAACACCATATTTTTCTATAGCGTTTTTGATTGCTTTACCACTTCCCATATAATTATCATAGGGGTTATCTGTCTTGTGTACCCCTATGTAATATTTTTCATTTAATTTATTGGTAATTTTATAAACTGTATACATTGTTACCTCCGTATACTTATTTATAAAATTGACGGCTTTAACCTAAAATGGAAGGTGATATTTTTCACCTAATCTAATAGCAACCATCCATTGATCAATTTCATATTTTATTTTATCAATGGCCTCAATATCTTGATTATTTTCCCATTCATATTCGGCTAATTTAATTCTGAGACTTTTGATTGTATCAGTAATCAAAGGATAAGGTTCTTCAAACATTTAATACCTTATGTATTAGCAGAATATTTATTTAATACATCGTTAGCTGTATGGGTTAATATTTCAAATTCATGACCATGATCAGAAGGTGTTGATAATTTAACACCTTCAATAAACTTCTCAGCTTTTTCCCTTGTATCAAAATAGTAATCAACGGGTTTTGTTTCACCGTTTTGGTTTACATATCTACGGGCAATGAAAAGTCCAGGCATTTTTAAACCCAATCGTATTTGTTACGTTTCATCTTTTTGGGCCACTCAAGTGTATCTGCATAAGCTTGAAAAGCATTATATTCCATAAAATATGCAACGGTACGGTGTAGACTTTCAATTAAATCTCGATGATGTTTGCGCTTCTCATACACTTTCACTTTGCTATGATAATCATCAAGATTGCGTTCAAGTGTTTCCTGAAGTTCTTGAAGGATAATAGTATCAATTTGATCCTGATCCATTTCCATTTCAAGTGTTACTTTAGACATATTTATCTCCACGATTAAAAATTACCAGGTGCGACCTGAAGAACACGAATACCTTCTTCACGTATAGCATCTACTACCCGATTACGATCATCAAACCACATAAAGGGTTCACCCCATTCTCTACGAATAAAATCAAGAAGTTCTTTCTTGATGATTCCGTCATCACGGTAGTCATTAGCTTTCCGCATAAACAAATCATCAAAGTAAACATTATGTTTGAGCAACCAATCAATAGTCTCTTTGCGATTTGTATCATCTCTTGCAGAACAAAGAACAACTGGACCATAACTTTTAAAGCATTGTGTAAGCCATATCATATCTTGATGAGGTTCATCAAAAGGAATTAATGCTTTAAATGTCGTCCAGTCTTTTGGTGATTTATGAAGATATCTAATTCTATGTTCCGGGTTGCTTAATGTACCATCTATATCAAACACAAATACTTTCTTATCCATGAACTACCCTAAGAATTTCAGCCAACGAAATACCAACAATTACACCAGTAAGAAACTGTAACAAATACAGTGCAATTTCCATTTTTGTTTCTTTAGTCATGTTATTTCCTTTCTTCATATTATAATAATAGAGTATTATGAGAAAAAAATCAACTCTTATTTTGCGGGCGCAAACTTATAATATATGTCAGCTGCTTTACGAATATCATCGTTAGTTCGTTCGTAGCAATCTTTATCCATAATGGCAGCTACAATAAGATGTACATCATTTTCTGAATAATACATACGAAGAATGTCTTTAAATCTATCCCAAAAAGAAACAGGAATATCAATAACAGGTTTTGCTGTTACATTCTTTTTAAACTCTAGAACTGTTCCCATTACCTAAAATCCCTTCAGCGTCTGCAATTGCTTGTTTTGCTAACATAAGATATAGTTCAGATTCTACAAATAATTCTTTTGATGCAATAGTATAAACTGCATCTTCTAGAGGATTGCCTCCATTTACTTTTTGAATGGCTTGATGAGCCATTGCGCGTACGAATTCATCTGATGACTCTTGTTTAATACGAACAAGTATATCAACAAGATACTTAGTCATGGATCCATCGGGTCCATCACGATCGGTAAGGAGTTTGCGTTTATTCATTATTCCATTCCGATAGCTGTCATATAAAGTTCAAGAAGGGTTTCTTCTTCTTGGCGTTCTTCTTTTGACTTACGACGAATTGCAACCAGCTTACGAATAATTTTAGCATCATAACCTGTTGCTTTTACTTCTGCATATACACTCTTAATATCCTCAGAGGTAGCTTTCTTTTCTTCTTCGAGTTTTTCAATACGATTAATGTATTGCATCACTTCATCTTTATTGGGTCCATTACTCATTGCATCATCTCCCTAGGTGGTGTAAAAGGTTTTATACTATCTTTTGTTTCTGCTACAGCATCAACCATCAAATCAAAGTCTTCTGAAGGCAAAACTGTTTTATATAATGATAGTGTTAATGATAACATTACTGCCCCTACAACAACAGCATCATAATTATCCAACATGCCATTAATGAAGGCAAGAGTGTCAGTATACGCAGATTTCAAATCTTCATCTTGTTTTTTACTCATTGTCTTTGACCAATGCAAGTTTATCAAATGGATCAATTACGTAATCCATCATTGTCAAAAATGTTTTGAATTGATCCAATACAACTTCATAATGAACATCTGTTGCATCAAATTCAAGAATTCCAACTTTATCCGGAAAATTAGAATCATGATGACCAGATGATTCAACCTTCAATGTTACTTTAACTTTAAAATTATCTTCATTCATTTTATTTCCACCATTTCTTAATAAGAATTGGACCTAATCTATAACTAGTATACGGATTTCCAGAATTAAATCTACTGATTCCTAAGTAGAAAAAGTCTGAGGGATAACCCCTCAGACCTAACCAATGCAGTGTAATTTTATGCAGCTTCAGCATACTCAATTGCCTTCTCAAGAGCCTTGACTTTGCGAAGACGGTTCTGTCCATACCAAGCAGATTGTAAACGTGATTCATTGGTATGACCAAGAAGATGATCGGTGGTAAAGGTAACACCATTGAATGCATTCCACCAAGATCCAGGAGCAAACTCTGCGCCAGGTTGTGTATCCATAACCGCTAACACTTGCTCGGCAGGACGAGACATAACATCTTTATTTTCTTTAGACAAGGCAGGGAAGATTTCTTTAAGATAATTATGAAGTGTTTCAGGGTTGTAACGCTTTGTTGACAAGAACTCAGCAGCCTCTTTATAGGTATTCATCTTTGTCTTAGCAATACCTAATGTGCGCTTGACCATATCGGCATCAAAAGCACGGCGATGATTAAGACGTACAACCAAATCACTAGTCCCACCAAGAGCCAAGGTAAGTGTGTTATTACATACCACGCGAATCGCAGTAAACCTAATATCAACACACTTACCATACTCGTGAGGATTAGAAAAGAGAAGATAGGGCTCAACTTTATCTCCATTCAATATTTCAAAATCATTATCAACTTTAGCCAATGCCCAAACATTTTTACCTTCTTTAAGGGAACCAGCTGTATGCATCTTCATATCACCTTCCATGACAAAGTCATTGAAGAAATCAAATGCTTCATGATTCTGAACTGGATTCCATTCGCCGGATACTACCGAAAGAATCTTACCATCCGTTGAACGAACAAGAGCTGAATCTTCTGTTGGAATCTTTTGATTATTAAAATCAATATAGGTAGGAACCTTTTCAACGGTCCAATCTAGACCTGCTTTTTCAAGCATCTGTGCAGGTGTCAGATCATCAATTACTTTTACACCAAGACCATGCCATGGAACTTCACCGGCATAAGCCATCGTCTCTACTTCATGTGCCATTTCACTTCTCCATTTCGAATTGCACTTACTTAATTATAATAGGACGGTTTTATAAAAAAATCAACCTGTTTTTTCCAAAACAGTAAAACCATTATTTTCTGTCGTATGATAATTAACAGACCATTCTCTGTGGTCTCTAAGGAACTCTAGTATAGCAGGAAGTAATCCTTTATTATCATGACACTTTGTTCCATAAGTATGTGTGTCATGAAAGGCAATGTATTTGTTTACCTTGGAGTGATGTTTTTCTAACTCAAGCTTAAGCTGAGAGTATCTATGATCTGTGTCAATAAACAACAGATCTGTTTGGTCTATATCAACCAGGAGTGAATTACCTTGAATGTATGAAGCATCTCTGTCGACATATGTCTTGGCAATAGTGAAAAGATTCAAGACATTGGGATCAAGATAAAGATCATAACTCCTTACCTTGAGTGCCTTTGAAGTCAACAAAGCTCTTGTTGATTGGCCGTCTCTTACACCAAATTCAGTTACACTTTTGCAAAGATTAGCTATGCCATGTAAAAGTGGGAGGTGTTGATTGATATCTGAGGGTCTTTTACAGGCTTCCAAAAACTCATTATATAATTCATTCATATTAGTTACACACTGTTTGAACCTGATAAACCCAACGCCAACCGTTCCAGAACTTATTTGTCACCACTTGTTGACAATAAGGTTCATCGTAATAAACAGGTCCATTATTATAATAACGAGGTTGATTCATTTGATTGATCATGCCACCAATGATCATACCACCCACTAAGCCTCCGAAGAGAGCTACTCCAGCGTCTCCACCACCATGATGTTGATGATAATGTTGACGGCGATGACCATTCCAATCTGCATGTGCAACTGATGTCATTGCAACAGTAGCAGCCAGAGCAATTGCTAATTTACGCATATCTCTTCTCCAACTTTTTACGGTCATATGAACCGCGACCTTTTTTAGCCAAAACAATACGCTGGTGATACTTACGATCAGCCAGTGATTTAGCGGCGGCAGATTTGTTTGCTATTCTTTTCATATTAATAATATACGATGTTTTGAAAAATAAATCAACCAGAAAAAAACTCAATGATTTCAACGGGTTATTTTTAAAAAAACCTAATGATTTCAACGCTTTAAAAATCCAATGATTTCAACGAGTTAGTACTTAGAACCTATTGTATATTTTGTCACTAAATTCCACTTATCTTTTTCTTTAAACGGAATGATCTTTATTTGATTTAATGGGGCAATTGGATCTTCAACCTTATTATAGTCTACTATTTCAATTAATTCCCATTCATCTAATAAATGTATTATTCTATTTCTTCTAGCAATATCACCATCAATCAATGAAGATTCTTTACCATCTAACAAGAATAATTCTTTAAAATGTACGATATAGTATTTACCTTGTTTGTGTAAAATGTGACAAGACTGATATAATGTATTTTCTTTTTTAGAAGCTAAGCCAATTCTAGATAAAGTCTCTCTAACTTTTAGGAAGTCTTCTGCATTCTTAAGTCTCACTTCCACCAGTTGGTTTATGTTGAACATGATTACCACCTTTTATTATTCTTGTTTTTATATGGTCAATCTGCTCCTTCGTCAGTATTTTGCTGATTTCAAGAGCCCTATTGTCATTTACCTTATAATACTCTTTTATACTTTCTATATCAGAGCTTTCAACAGGCTTAGCCCATTTTGAAAATCTCTTAGAAACTCGTATATTATTTAGGTAATAATCATTTTGCATAATAGAATCTATGTGTTTTGCTAGATTTATCTCATTGGCATAGAGGATGGTATCTACAAAATAAGAAAGAGCCCGGTTCACAAGGAACGGGCTGTAATCCTTCTCGGCCAATGTAGGATTTTCACTATTTCTAATTAAATCTTTTTTACTGGTATTAATAGCATTTACATAATCAAAAGGGTTCATAGAAACTCCAAGGATACCATAACTTCTGTTAAAAACGCGGCTGTATTAATCTCAGGATCAGCTACGAACGCTGCTTGATATTGATATTTTGCAATCAACACAACAAGCTCTGGTATACTGGTGGGCTTGATATAGGCGTAGGCTTGGTCATAAAATTTCCTAAACAATTGTGTAGAATCTGTATCTGAGTTCTCGCCAACCCATTTACGCATCTCACCAAAGTTCTTTGCTTTAATATAACCAATAAGAGTCTTTAGATTCTCATCAGAAAGATTAATAAAGATACCAGAATCAATCTTACCGTTTACAGAGTATCTTTGTAGTTCATTAAGAACACGACGCCAATCGGGAACGTGACGATTAATAAGTTCAGCAACAACAGCTTTATCGTATTCTACCTTCTCGTTAGATAATATTCCCACTGTTCTTTTAAAAAATTGAACTGCAAGTCTAGGTAGATCGTCCTTGGAAATTTTGAATTCAACCACGGAGCAACGTGAGTGTAATGGTTCAATGATGCGGTGCTTGAAGTTACACGTGAGTATGAAGCCGCAGTTCCTTGAGAACTCTTCCATGAAATTGCGTAGAGCTGGCTGTGTAGAGTTGGCGTTAAGGTAGTCGGCTTCGTCGAGGATGACATACTTTCTTCCCCCACTAAAAGATACTGAGGAAGCAAATTGCTGGATGTCGTTCCGGAGTGTGTCAATATTACCATTCATAGATCCATTGATTACAATATAATCAGCTCCAATCTGTTCTAACATAGCACGTGCAACAGTTGTCTTACCGACACCTGCATTACCAGTTAACAATAGATTAGGAATATTTTTTTGTTCTATAAAAGAATTGAAGGTCTGCTTGAGACCTTCAGGAAGTATACAATCATTAATTGTCTTTGGTCGATATTTTTCGACCCAGAGAAATTCATCCATAATTAACCACCAAATGAGCTAGCAGCTTCAATAGCTACATAATAAAAAATATTATTGGCTGACCACTTTGATAAACCACGAGATGATATCTTAACATCATAGTTAGAAGAAATCAACTTAATAATATTTTCTACCTTAAAGATCATGTTGAAGACCTTGTCTGTAGTTCCTACTTCAATACTAAACACATCTGCTGTTGGATTTTTAGAATTGGTAGCAGTGACGGTAATAGTTTCACCATTACCAATCACTGCAATATCCGGGAGCTGAAGAACTCCAGAGGCGCGTACTACGCGTTGAAGTTCTTCTTGAGAAATGGAGAACTCAACTTCAGCTACCGGAAAATTAATATCTTTATTAGGATCTGGTGCAACAACCATAGAAGGATCAGTATATGTGTAACTAACTGATTGTCTACCAGAAACAATCTTAACTTGGTTATCACCAAAATCCAATTCTGGTTCTTTAAACAGTGATGTCACACCAAGAAATTTAGACAACTCATAAATTGCAAACCGAGTTGGAAAATTTTCTTCTACTGTTACTTTAGCATAAATGCTCTTTGAAGGAGACATTGTAGTCAAAGTATCACCAGGATAAACAAGCAACGAAGGGTTGATCGTTGCAAAGTTCTTCAAAATGTTAATTGTGTTTTCACTTAATTTCATAATATAAAAGTCCTTTTACGAAGTTACTTTTTTAAACTTCTTAAGAATTTCAGGATTGTGGTTTATAGGGGCTGCAATTGGAATTGGATTTCTAACGGGTTGTTGAATACCCTGTCTTTGTTTTCTAATCAAATCAGCATCAGCGGTTGCAGAAGCACCAATTGATGCTAATGCAGGAAGCTTTCCACCAAATACATAAGTACCAGCATGTTGCAAATGCATCCAAGGACAGAGCCATACTTTCATACCCGCTTTACGAACATTCTGACAGAAAAGATAATCTTCAGAAAGATAACGATCTGTTGAGGAATCCATCTTAGACTTAGCAACTGAGAGGGTTTCTTTTGCTTCTAAAGCCGAAACTGAATCACCATCAGCAATCTTCTTAAGAAGATTTTCATATGTCTTTGTAGGATTGTGACGATCTACTTCGGCTTGGAAGAACATACCAATCTTACGTGATCCATCAAATGCTTCTGTGCGCACATGATCAGGTTTATACATAATTTCTGGATAAGCTTCAAGATATTTCTTAAAAGTGTTCTTACGAATCATCATAAACCCTGTGCCTGTCTCAAGTACTTGAGCAGGTTGATCAAGACGAATTGTACGTGATTCTTCTGTATCATCAATAGCAGGATTGAATACAAAGTCACCAACGAAGTCTTCAAGAATGTTTGGATTATTATCCGCAACACCTTTGTTTACTGCCTGAAGAATCTTTTCCCAAGTAATACATTTTTTAGGGTAAGGACCAGCAATAACATCATATTCTGATTCAGGTGTCTGCAATGCCATCATAGCAATAACATCTTGAGGATTGAATCCAATATCAGAATCAATAAACAAAAGATGTTCAGCATCTGAACGCATGAACTCATCTACACAATAGTTACGGGCTCGTGTAATAAGTGATTCGTTGAAAAGGAAGTATGAACGAACTTCAATTCCGTAACGAACACACATAGCAGTCAAATCACAAAGAGAACGAGTATACATTCCATTACAAACTCCACCATACATTGGAGTAGCAATGAACAATTTTCGTGATCTCAATTGTTCAATATCAATTTTAATTTCCATTTTTTATTTCCTTTTTATTACCAAGAACCATCATCGATGAATAGTATAATTCCTAATGGTCCTACTATTAACTTAACATCAACAATTAATCCAGGATCCATGTCTGATTGTGTTGTCATATCCCATTGAAACCTCCACCATCTAAGAGGATTCAATGCAAAACTAATTACAATATCAGAATTAAAAATATACTTAAATATATTTTTGATCATGAGTTTTACCAATACCATAATCACCATCATACTTCTTTAGTGACTGTGACTTAAAGAGTAGAAATTGCCCTACTCTGGATCCTTTTTTGATCCTTGCAGGCGCTGTAACGTGTAGTGCACCAGCCATAACACCATGATAACCGGAGTCATATAAACCGCTAGTGATAAAAAGACCGTTACGGTTAAGAGTAGATCTAGTGATAACCCATCCAGCTTCATCGTCACCCACCTGAATTATATTTTCCATAACAATTTCATATGCACCGGGAACAAGATACCAGTAGCCTTCATCATCTACTTTCATCTCGGTTGAGCCTCGGTGTTCTTTAAATTCTTTACCATCTTTTTCACCAAGAACAAAAGGTTTGATGAAATTGATATGAAATATCTTGTCAACACGAAGATCAACAGCATTAGGCTGAATATCGGTCAATTCAACATTAGTAAGATTAGATTGTGTATCTTGAGCGGCAATATGAATCATCATGTAACTTCATCCATAAAAAAATAAGGGTTTTCAACTGTATTAAATGTTCCTATAGGTATAATACTATTTCCTGGATTAAATTGCCAGATAATATTAGGTTCTAAAGGAATAGAATTTGCAAATCTTGTTGAAGATATATTATAGTCACTATCTAAAAATAAAGGAGAGATTTCATTACGAAACAATTGCAGCTGCCCATGACCATAATATACACATGAGAAAGTACCGTCTATATCATTTAGACTACCAGTATTGACATACTTATGTAATATCTGATATGTATCCCATGACTCACTTATACCGGCGCTCTTCATTGTATCTTTAACCCAATGATCTTTTATAATACCATTGTGCCATAAAAAAGTATTTTTATAAAAAGCAGGATGTATAAAATCTTCGCTTTTATTTTCAGTGGTAGGAGCTTGCATATGCGCAATGCAATATGCTTTAGGTGGTATATTAATTTGATCTAAGGGCAATTCACCTAGACCTTTATATACTGTTATTTCATTTGTATCTGTATAGTAGTAACTATAAGAGTAAGAGTGTTGACCTCTATACTTGTTAAGTTCAGCAAGCTCTACAATTTTATCTTTTGAGAATGATCCAAAAATACTACACATTAAATAAATCTATCCCAATCAATAGGAGGATTATATGGAATTGGATCTTTTACTTTTGCTTTAATAAAGTTTGCAATCCGTTCAGAACATGATGGACACTTACCACAAGAGTTACCTTCACTATCAGGATTATAACATGTAAGTGTATAATCAAATCTAACATTACCTAACTCTTCAGCAATCTTAATTTCATCATACTTTGAAAGCAAGCTAAATGGTGCTTCAAGCTTAACTTTATGTGTGCGATTTTGATCTGCTACAGCATTCATCGCATCTACAAAACGTTGCGATGTATCCCAATATCCATACTCATCATGAACTTGTAATCCAGTAAAGACATGAGAAGCCTTATTAGATTCCGCAAATGAAAATGCTAATGCATTTAAAATCATATTACGAAAAGGAACATAGGTTTTAGGTTGTGGATCTCCAAGAACGTCTTTGATGGTTGGCATAGCCACGTCAGTGCCGCCGATATTTGCACTAACATCCTTTACAATATCACCAAGAATTCCAAGATCCAATACTTTATGAGCAATGCCAAGATGCATACAAGTCTTAGCAGCCATCTCAAGTTCTTTTACTTGCTTCTGTCCATAGTTATAAGACAAAGCATAAACGCGTTCTTTACCATACTTAGCAACAAGTATATAGGTCATGATTGTTGAATCAAGACCGCCAGAAAGAACAGATACTACATTATGTTCAGTATCAGGAAGTGATGATAGAGCTTTACTTAGATCCATCACGAACTCCTGTCAATCTTTCAATCTCTCTATTGATATACCAATCTGCTTTCTTGAGATCTTCAATCTCTTTTGTCAATGCATCATAGCCTTGTTCACCCTTACGACCTGCTCTAAGGATATACTTAACAGCATTACCACGAGAGAAATTTAATTCAAAGATCTCAATAATATCAATAGCCTGAATACCAGTCTTATTTCCTTTATAATGATCGGGATTAATCTTATCACCCATTTACAATCTCCTTAAACATACTCACATTATGATATAGCAAGTCCATATCTATATCACTCTTTTTCATGTGATAAACTTTATCAAATGTTGCAATTGGTTTACCAATGACACCAGCTGTTGAATATTTGTTACCATCAATTGCCGCCATTACAGGATTAGAAGTGTCAATAGAATAGACCCAATCATATTCTTTATAATAAGCAAATTCACCAGCCCACCATGTTCCAAGTAAATGATGCTTACGATTTTTGTCAATTACTTTTGATTCGTGTAATCGACGAAGTAATTTGATTCTTTCATTTGCTTGAACAATAGGATCTTTCTCTGCCCATGAATAGACAAAGGGGATACCAATCATATAGATTTGATCAACACCTTCTGGTGTATTTGGAAACAAACCTGATTTGATTCTAAAGTCTCTGAATTCCTGGTAACATTCAATCATCTCTTCTGGAGATGATCCTTGAATAACTGCCATGCCATAATGAGCAGTCTCAGGATAGGATTTTAAGAATTCAAATGTTTGATCTATTGTTGCTTTCTTATTACCCAATGTATCAGGAAGAATTACAACAGCAGGCGTGATCTTTTGACACCACGCATAGAGCATTTCATTACTCAATGATGCTCCTAATTCAAAACAACTATTATCAAGATATACAGCATGTGAGGTGCCATTAAAAGCACCAGTATTCATGATATCTGCTACTGCATTATAATATTCTGGATCTTCTATGAGTTTATGCAATAACACATAGGTATAGTCATTGATCTTAAAATGATCTTCTGACTTCATAAGTTCAAGAGGTGTTTCGTGAGCAATAAGCTTTTTATTCATTCACATATATTCCATAACAAAGATACAATAATCAAATATAGAGTAAAAGGTTAATTAAATCAACCCTTATATTTTTCACCTTTTGCGCGAGCTTTAGCTGCAGCTTTCTGACCAGCCTCTACTCGCTTTTGAAATTCAGCATTGCCAAGACGTTTACGACCAGCTGCAGCGGCAATTGCACCAGCTGCTTTATAATCTACACCAGCTGACTTTGCAATCTTCTTTACAAAGATATCTTTACCGGCTGCGTCCTTAGGACCTTCATTCAAAATTTGTTCTTCTAAATGTTCTTTAAATGATTTCATTTTATTTTTCTCAACTGCATTTTTTAATGAACCAAGTCTTTGTTTTTGTGCATAGTTATGAGTACCTGGTTTGGATTTCATATTCCAAAAAGATGCTCTTTCTGATCTAGGTTTATTAGCATCCGGATCTACCTTACTTCTGCCAAACATCTTAGCAATCTTTTCAGGTGAATGCCAATCACCAACAATATCCCATTTCTTACGGATATTATAATTATATGTATGAAATTCTTTACCGTCCGAATGTCTTTTCAGATTGATTTTATACCTATTGATTCCTATTCTTTTATTACCAGTAACTGTATAAGAGGTAGGCTTATCATGTTCAATTTTATCATTACCGTCATAAACAAAAGATCCAGCCGGGGCCTTAAGTTTAATATCTTTAAGAACCTGACCACCAGAGCTTACAAGAGGAACGTAAACCATTACTTATTCTTTCTACCTTCTAATTCAGATCCAAGCTTCTTTACATATTCAGTATGAGCCTTTGGTGTAGATTTAAATTGAAAGCCATACTTACGATTCTTGAGATCCTTATGAACCGCTTCGAGATCCTTTGTTGATACTCCTTCAAGTCCACCAGAACCTTCTTTTTCCTTCTCAGTATACTTTTCTTTAGTATCAGCAAGATGATCAGCATGCTTATTGAACATATCACGAACAGGACCTTTATATCCAAGACCAGTCATTCTCATCCAATTAAGAACACGACCATGATTCTCTTTAGTTGGATTCTTTTTAAGAAAACCAAGAACATGAGAGATCTTCTCATCAGGCTCTTTCATTTTCTTAGCCTGCACTCTAGTCATCTGCCAGTGAATGTTAAACTTATTAACAGCCATTAGATAGCTCCTGTCTTATAACGATAATCTTCTTTATCGTAAGGTTCACCAAGCATATTACGCCAATGAATGCGAACATCCTTGCGAAGCTCATCTGTCTCTTTTTGACCTGATGTCTTACCCGTTCTATGAACTGATCCTGTCAATACATTAAGAACACGACGAACAGCCAAAGGACTCTTCTTATTCTTATTGAAATAAGAACGAAGAGTTGAGACATTCTTTTTATGATTGTGAATCCAATTGCCGATTAGAGACTTACGAATGCCCTGCCATTCAGGATCATCAACAACCTTCTTGATGTCCATTCCCTTAACTTTACGAGCATCTTCCATAAGATGTTGTTCAAAAGTAAGCATACTTATCTCCATTGTTATAATATTTATTATAACAATATTTTGAAATTAATGCCACTCGTAATAAATTGAACAATTACAATAGGTTAGGAAGTGGTTTTTGTCAGGGTATAGATTAGGCTTTTGTAATATACGCTCTTTTATGCGTTTTATGACAGTCTTATAAGCCTCATCGTTAGGAATATAGTCATTATACCATATTCCAGGAAAAGCTGTCTGTATCTTTTCTAATCTTTTTTTGAAATTTTCAGGATCTGTTTTGATCCCTCTACTGTTCATATTGTCATAAAGGTCTCTAAATCTTTTTTCAAGATAATAACCTTTATCATAAAAGAACTTTACATGACCACCATCAAGACTAAACTTTTCAGGTATCTTTACAGTATGCAAGGATCCCTTATTGGCAGTTCTTTGCATTGGAAATATAATTTGCGTTAGCTCTTTATATTCAGCAACAAGATGTCTACTTGTCAGAAGATCCGGATTTACTAGATTTATTCTTGTCATTCTTCTTTACAATATTGAGCGGTGGATTATAAACCTCAACTAATCTTGATTCTACTGATTCATGGTTGATATATTCACTATCAAATAGTTGTTCACTAATTGAATCTCTTGTCAAAGCATAAACAAACACCAAATTGCTGTCAACCATTTCTTTAAGAATATCAGCTTTAAAATGAACAAACTTATCTAGTCTTTTATTAATCCAGCGTTGTTGAAGTGTATTGCTATAAGATCCGATGTAAACCAATTCATTATTCACATACACAGCATATACACCACCAACGGAATTAAATAACTCTTCGTTGATTAAATGAAAAAATTCTTTATTAAAAGAAAAAGCTTTCTTGAAGACAAGACCATTAATTAGAACACTATCTAACATTAAAAAGTCTCCAAGAGATTACCCATGTTAGCAAGACGATTTGCTTCTTCAAAAGTTTTACCGTGCTTATTCATTAGATCAATACATAATAAAAATTCTTCGTAATTCCAAATACGCATTTCGGTGATACCAGAAAGTTGTTTAGGTTCAAACCAATTATGAAATCTACCACCCTTGGCTATAGTATCCATAATTAATTTTTCTAGTTTTTCTGCTTCCTCAAGATTAGCTGACCAGACTGAATGCATAATCTTAATATCTTCAAATGTTTCACTAATGGGGTTAGCCTCATCTGGTCCTGTATACATTAAACGCTTCATTGCATCTGAAGAAGCAGTAATACCAACCTTGTAAACAGTTCTAGGTAACCCTGACACTGCAACTTTGCGTTTCAATTTGGCAAGATAATTTTTATACGGTCTCATATCATTCGCAATAACCATTTTACTTTACCTTCATACCTTCGCCAGAGAAAGAATAATTAGTAGCAAATTTATCTAATTGAGAAAGTCCTAACGATTCAATCTTAAAGAGAGCTAATTTCTTGGTCTCACTTTTTGCATGTGAGTTGTTGATTAAATCTTTCATAGCAGAACGTTTAGAATTGACATCCTTAGCTTCCCAGACAGCTTTTACATACTGATCTAAATTTAATGCCATTTTCCTCTCCATTTCCTATTCTTTTATTATAGGATATTTTGAAAAAAATGGCAACCATTAAATTTATGCAATGATTTCAATTAGTTACATTGAAATTTCTGCATCTTTATATTATTAAAGAACTCTTCACGTGCAGATTGTGTATAAAATAAGCCATGAACAACTGTTGTTTGTGTCGTAGAATTAGAAGCCATAACACCACGATTTTCACAACAGCCATGCTTTGCTTCAATATAAACTGCTACGTTTTCTGACTTAGTAGCTTTCATGATTGAGGTTGCAATATCATTGCATAGTTCTTCTTGTAGAGTTCCGCGACGAGCACAATGTTGAGTAATACGAATATATTTGCTAAGACCAATAACATGTGTTGAAGGTATAACACCGATATAAGCTGTACCGGTAACAGGTTGATGGTGGTGAGAACACATTGATTTAAGTTCAGCACGAACAACTAGCATACCTGCATATGGTTTAGTTCCATGTGAACCATCATTTGGAAAAGAAGTTACTTCTGGTTCATCATGGTATCGACCATACATCAATTCATTAATATACATTTTAGCTAAACGTTTAGCCGTCCCCTTTGAATTAGGATCAGTCTCAACGTCAATGATCAATGAACGAAGCACACCATCAAACTTTTCAGCTACCTCGTCAATGAGTAACTCACGATCCCCATCATCCATAAATTTGCTAATGTTATCATTGGCATGAAAACGAGCATTCGCATCTTTTATCTTTCTTTTGATTTTCATTGAGACAGGCTGATAACTAACAGCTGTTTCAATTTGTGTTGGTTGTGTAATACTATCTTTCACCTTACTCATACAAACAAATCCTCATTCCATTCTCTATGACCTTCACGATAAGCCATGTTTGCTAATGTTTCGCGAACTTCAACCCTGAAACACCATAGACGTTCGGCTTCACCTGGTCCCCACATGTCTGGTATGTAAACACCATTAACATACTTATATAACATATCCGCTAAACTTTCGCAACCTAATTTTGGAAGAATAGTAAGCTTAGCTAAGTTCTTTGATTCAAGAAGCTTGTATGTTTCCATTTCTGGATCATCTTGAGCTACGAGTAATGTATGATCAAATTGATCTTCAAGAACCCTCTTTAATTCTTTCAATCCACCATAATCAGCTGCCCAATTACGAACATCAAGATCATTTGTTCCAAAATAAAATTTCATGGAAAAAGCATATCCATGGATTAGATTGCAATGACTATCTGCCTTCCATTGACGATAGGCAACAGGAAACGCATTATGATATTCTTTTGTACTTACATACTTATATGTTATTGGTTGATTAGCTCCAGTCATTGCTATTCCTCTTTGTTAAAAACGTTTCTATTCTGCGGTCAATATATTCATCTAAATGTTTTTTAAATTTTTCTTTTGCAGGTGGGATAATAAGCTTGCGAATATTATCTGCTTTACGCCATTCACCTTCATCGTTATGATGCCACTCATCATCCAGAGCATCAATAAGAGACTCTAAAGACGTAATGACATCATCAATAATTTCTGAACTTTTTCTCACTTTAATTTTCTCTTATTTTTGATATTAAAGCTAGGATTACTTCTATCATACCTACCCATATTTTCGAAAATATGGTTTTGTATATTTGTGGTACGATAAAAAATATAAAAGTATATATTTCAAGTTCCCCAAGCATTCTTCCAGAGTTGAACTTGAAGACGAGGTGTATAGCGCCATCCATTCTTCATAGCAAGATCAGCAACCCATTTCTCATTTGTATCATATACTTTTGTTGTACCACCTGCAGGCATCAAGTATACTGGAATATTATATCCATCTAATACTTTATTATATTCTTCTACAGCCCGCACAACATCATGATAATCGTCTTCATTAGAAACAACCCATTTAAAGTAACCTTTAGCCCAAGGACGATCTGAACCCTCTAACTTATCAAAATAACCTTGAACAATTTCAGGTCTAATTGCATCTTCCCATTTCTCACCAGATGATGGTAGTTTTGATGAAATAGAAAACATTACTTCTACTCTTTCAAAATCTTCACTCTCTCTCATGTATTCAGCAAGATCATCTTTAAGTTCTTGTGTACCATTTGTTTCAAATGTAAGATTAGTTAAGCCCATATCACGCTTTGCAATCTCTTCTAACAAAGCAATATATGAACGTTGCCATCCAAGTAAAGGTTCACCACCTGTAATAATCAAATGTTTATCTGGACCAAACTTACCACCTGGAAGAAGTTCTTGCATCTTATCAACAATAGCTTCTACTGTAAGCATAGGTGAAAGATGTTTAAAGCGAGGATCCCATGATGCATAAGAATCACATCCAGTGTGAACTAGAGGAAGATCTTCATATGCTTTATGCTCTTCAGGATTGATAGCAAATCGTTCTTGAGATAGATGACCTCGAGGCATACCAAAACCAGCACATTCAAAATTGCATCCAAATGTACGAAGGAATATACTTGGTGTTCCAAGATACTGTCCTTCACCTTGAAGTGAATAAAATAATTCTGCAACTTTAATCTTGGACATTATCTTTTTCCTTTTCAAATTCGTTAATAGCAGTCAATAGAACTCTATTTAATTCATCGCTGATAAGTTGTTCTACTTCATTTGAGATTTGATCATTGACCTTATAAGCTTTTTCATTTTCTATTTTGTAAATATCAACATCTACAAACATATTACCTTCTTTATCTTCATGAACAAATTCACCAGGAGGAAATGAAACAAAATATTCACCTACTCTAAAACCTTCTTTAAGGTCTTCCTTTTTAACTTCTTTTGACATTATGAAAACCTTTCAGCGCTTTATCTCTATGATATCTATTTGCTCTATTAAAAAATAACTTACCGTCTAAATGATCAAGTTCGTGTTGAAATACTCTTGCTGTCAATCCAGAAAAATTCATAGTAGCTGTTTCACCTGAAGGTGTTTGAAATCTAACTCTAATTTCTTTTGATCTTTTAACTTTAACATTGACACCTGGAAACGAAAGACAAGCTTCATCTAAAAGTTCTGTTTCATTACTATGATTAATAATTTTAGGATTGAAACATACAAAATTTTCTGGATATCCCTTCATGACAAATACACGATAAGGTATACCAACTTGATTAGCTGCCAATCCAATAGCTTTATAATCATTCATCAATTTAATTAAAGCAACAGATAGTTCACTTGGATCACCTAAAGGATTATCAAAATCAAATGGATCACAAGGTGTAGTAAGAATTGGATCCGGATATTTTACTAAATGTTCTTCACTCATACCCATTCCTCAACTATGCCAATAATCTCTGCTACTAAGAAAGCAAATGCCAAACAGCTAATCAATTCTGCAAATGGTGCCATCCAAAGTACAGTTGCGCATCCAGCAATACGAACTGCTGATTTAATATATGACATATATGTATGCCATATACGGTAGTTGTTTTCAAAGTCACTCATATCAATACCCCGCTGCACCATTACTACTTACAGATGTTTTATTAAAATAATCAGAGCCAACAGCACCAGTTTCTTTTCTTCTATATACTTCACTTTCATATTCACTATAATCCAATGAATGATTAATAAGAGGCTCATTTGGTTTTATAGGTTTATTATGTACAGCATCTGCTGCACCAATTGGTCCACTATAAGTGTTTACATGTTTATAACCTTCAGCAAAACCATCCTTGAAACCTTCTTTATAAATTTTCAATTTTTCTTCTTCTGTCATGATGCCACCTGACTAAAATTTTTAACTTTAACGAATTTAAGCACATTTGAAAATTTATCAACAAGTTGATCTACCTTGTGACTAATAATAAATGTATTTGTATCTTGAGTCAAATTATTAATAATCTTCAAGAACTCATCAGTGCCGTTACTATCCAACGAACCATCGAGGACTTCGTCCATAATAAGTAGATTAGTGCTAGCACTATTGCGTAACTTAGCAACAGCTCTCCAAG